CATGGCGGCGCGAGCCAATGCACTCTCCCGATCCACCTTGCTGATTTGATCGCTCAAATGCTCGCGGATCTGCGCCATGTCGATGGTGGTGCCTTGGGGCGGGATGGCCTTGTTGTCGGCGTTGACGACGACAGCCACCTTGGACTTTAGTTGAATGATCTCGTTGTTGGCAGCAGAAAGCGCGCTCATGAGGTAGACGACGCAAGAGAACAGGATCGGGATGCCCGCGAAGGTGATCTTCTCGACCAACGCGCCCTTGCTGGCGCTCGCCGCCATCTCGATGGCGAACTTTTCCTGTTTCTCTTCGGTCGTGCTCATTTGTCCGCCTTCGCGTCCAGTTTGTCGTAGATGCGCTTGAACATGTCTTCGATGTGGTCCATGCGCTTGTCCAAGTCGAACCGGCTGACGTAGCTCTTAGGCAGGTCTACCTCTAGATGATGAAGGTCTGATCTCAGCTCCTTGACCGCACCCCAGACCTCCCGCGCAAACCAGCCGCCCATTGCAATGGCGACCGTGGACGCGATGTTCATCAGTGTCTGCGTGTCCATCATTGACCTATTCAGTTACGGGAGGCGCGAACATGAGCGTCTGCGGAATAGTGCGACCCGCAACGTCAGTGGCGAACGCGCTCATGGGGGCACGAACGTCGCCGCGCCGCATAGCCGCCGCAAGTTCGTTTGCATATCCACGCGACATGAAGTTTTGCAGTCCTCTTGCGCCCGCCCCCGCCCCCGCCATTCCCACACCAAAAGCCATAGCGGTGGGATTGTCAGTAGCAGCACCATACCCTCCTACGGCGGTCGGCAAAATTGACCGCACCGCGCTAGCTTTATTAAATCCGCTAGGACCAAGCGCGCCTAAGAACTGAAGCGCACTAGAATTTGCGCCGCCCTTGGCAATGTTTGCGATTGCCTCACGTTCTTCGTCGTTAAAATATCTAAGTTTGCTAGGGCTGTTAGATATTTTGCCAAATTCACTTTTAAGCGCGGACGAAAAATTTTCTTTTTTTGACGCGCGGTCAACAGCTTTAAGAATATCCTCACTTTTAGCCCAACGCGAGTACCCGGCAATAGCATCCGTAAACGCTCGCTGTGCTTCGGCAACATTACCAGTTGCTGCGGTAGCGTTCATCGGCGTCGTGATAAAATCATCAAGACGATCTTCAATGACGCCAATCAAACGGCTGGCTTCTTTTGACGCACCTTGGCCTTTATGGAGATCCCCAATATCTTTGCGAAGTGAATGCAATTCATCAATAGTTCTTGGTTGGCCTTGATACCGATTTATTAGTGCCAGCGCATCGTCAACGCGCGCCTCTCGGTTAGCCAAAGGATTCCAATTATTTGCTCGTAATGCAGTTTCCGCTTCCTGTGAAAACGTATTGAACGCCGCAGGGTCGTAGCGAACGCCCGAATTAGTCGCAGTTTGGAAATTAGCTTTTGCCCGTGCCAGCGCCTGATCGCGGGATACATTCAAATTTCTGAAAATATTAAGGCCGCCTTCCACCGCTCGAACGCCCGTTTCCATCAATGCTGGCCCCGCTTTGCCGCTAACGATGCCGCCCGCCAAGCTGCCCGCCGTAAGCGCGTAAGGGTCGTCAATGCCGGACTCGCGCATGGCGACGGGCGTAGCGGCAGCGCCTGCGCCGCCAAACGCTTGTGACATGGGCTGTTGAGCAAACCAGTTAGCGATACGCTGGACGCCGGGCCGCAACGCATTTGCATTTGCAGCGATGGTACGCGCCGCCCCAACGCCGCCGATGCCGCCAAGCGCGCCTTCCGTAGCCGCCGCTTGAAACCGCTCCTCCGGCGTTGTTGGCTCTTGGTACATTCCGGCTTTGGCGTACATGTTACGCATAGCTTCAGAGCCTGACGGTATAGGTCTAGCCCCAAATGGCGTAGCCGCTACGTTGTAAAGCGCCGACCCAAGATCGGTCAGCGCCAACGCGCCCATGCCCGCCATAGCACCCGCAGGCATCGTAATCGGCGCAACGGGGCCGCCCAGCGCGCCTAATGCTGCGCCTGCGCCCGCAGCGGTTGCGTAAGGAAGCGCAGCGCCTGCCGACGTTTTTATGGTACTAGCCATTTTTGCCCGACGCGCTTGACCAAGCGCAACAACATCGTCTAATGGCGGCGCAGCGTAAGGATTGCCCGCCGCAAGCGTAGCATAGGCCGCGTAAGGATTATCCGCAGGGGGAGTAGCATAAATTGCGTAAGGGTTCTCTGCCATTTATCGCCCCAACACTTTTGCCGCCGCACCAGGCCCAAAAATCTCATCGAACTGGGCTGTTGTAGACGGGTTAGATTTTAATTGTTCGCTAGCGGCGGGCGTAACGGCAGGCCATGCAGACGCGGCGGCAGGGGCCGCCCCACCGCTTCGTTGCCTAGCGCTTGCAGTATCAGCTTGCGGGTTCTGCACTTTTCCCCCCGTAAGGTCTTTAACGGTTATTTTTTGGCCTGTGCCAAACCGTTCGCTCAAATTGTTGAGCGTGTCAACAATTGATTCAACGGGTTGTCCTGGGTTACTTAACGAAGCAAGATACGCGGACATTTCTTTATTGGAGTTAAGTTGCTGCGCAGTTAAACCGCTTGCGCCCATAAGCGCAGACAGCATTGTTTGATTCACGTTAGAAAGCGTGGTGACAGGCGCAGCGCGTTCCGGCGCGACTAGCGTTGTCAATGTTGGTGATAGTGTAGACCCAATGGCTTTTGCGCGGTTACCGAGCGAAGTTTCGCCGGGCACAATTAGCATTTGATTGACCCCCAATTTCTTAAATTGAGAAATTATGTTGGTCCAAACTTTGTCAAATTCTCCGCGAATTACAACTTTTTCAGCGTCGGAAGCTTCCTTATTAATTTGTATCTTTTGCCGCTCTTCAGCGCCTTTCTCAGCCAGTTTTTCTTCGGCGATCTGTTTGCGTTGCCCGGCCAACGTAGTCGGCGCGGGCGTAGCAACAGTGGCAGGCGCGGCAGCAGGCGGCGTCAGAGCGCCCGCAATCTGCGGCTGCAACGACAACATCGCATTCTGCGAGGCCGGGGCAGCAGCGCCGGGCAAGCCCAGCATCAAAGCGTTGTTGACCGTAGGCGCGCCAAGCGACATGGGCGCAGCGCCAGCCGGTACGAACCCCGCCGGAGCGCCGCCCATACGGGCGTTGCTGGCTGTCATGGATGCAGCCAAGCCGGGTTCGTTGCCAAACTTGCTGTTGGCCCAGTTTTGCAAATCACCCACAGTCTTGTTTTTAATCGCAAGAACTTCTGGATTGGCCTTGATAGCATCTGCACTGACGACTTGTGACAGCGGCGTATTGGGATCTGCGCTCAGGACGTTACGCGCCCCACCAGCACCAAGGAAGTGTGCAAGGTAGACGTTGCCGGGCGTGGGCTGGATACCCGCGCTTGCCAATGACGCAATGTTGTCCGTGCGGAACTTTTGCTCTAGCACGGCTTCTATTGGAGTGCCATCCGCCAACTTGGTGCCGCGCAAAGTAAGAATTTCCGCAGGCGACTTGTTTGCTAACTCAGGAAACACTTTTTTGGCCGTGCCAACAAACGTGCTGTTAATGAACTGACCAAATCCCTCCGCCGTTGAACGGGGATTTTTAACGACGCCTTCGGCAGCGTCAAGGTTTCGCGAATACGCGTCACCAATAGCGGGGGCACCAACGGCGGTAGGCTGCCGCATAACCGCAGCAGGCGTATTTGCGGGGGCGGCAAACGGTTGCGCGCCCGCAGTGGCAGGCGCAGCACCGGCAACAACAGGCACAGCAGCAGGCACATCAACAGGCACATCAACAGCAGACGCAACCTTGCCTTCAGGGACGACGGTGTACGTGCCAGTGTTCTTGTCGATGGCGATAGGCCCGGCTGGCCCCATAAGGTACTGCGATTCCTTGGGTTTGGCCGCAGAAAGAATTTCCGACGTTGTTGACATGGCAAGGCGCGCAGCGTCAGGAGAATACGCGGGCGGATAAACCGCTCTCATTTTTTCAGGCAATGCGGAGACCAACCGACCCCACGCCGCTGGGCGCTCTTGCTCAGGAAACCCTTCTATCATCCGCACGCCGTTTTTAAATTCTTCGCCATGCTTGGATGCAAGATCCATTAACTTTTCGTCAGACTGAATGTCCGCCAACCTAGTACGGCGCAGTTCGCCCGCAGCTTCGCGCTGCTGCTTTACAATTCGGCTTTGATAGTCGTATGCCTTGAGCCCAGCTTCGGGGTCGATACCGCCCGCCGCCGCAGCGTATTCTGGCGTGTTGACCCCAAACTTAGCCCCCGCAACGCGCAGCGCGTTTTCTTTTTGAAGTTCCTGCGCCCGCTGCTGCATGAGCATGTTGACCGCTTGCATCTGGTTGGCCTGCGAAGCCATAGCCAGCACGTTCGGTGCTTGGAACTGCGCGAGTTGCGGAAGCGCGGCGTTGTAGTCAACCATCGTTTCGCCCTCAGTATGCGTTATCGAATTGATTAAACCCGGACGCGCTTGCCCCGCGTATCTGAGATATATCAGAGGGCGAATACGCATACGGATTTTGATTGCTGATCCGGTTTAGGTAATTGTTCATGGTGTATGAACTCATGCCCTGATTGAGCGCGTTCGTCACCGCATTGGCGCTGTTCAGATAGCCCGACGCCTGCGCGTTGCCGCCTGCAACCGCAGCCTGCCCCAGACCCTGACCCAGACCCGTGTACGTCTGGCCCAAGTTTGACCCCAACGCCCCAGCCTGCGCCGCAGAACCCGCCGCCGCCGCCTGACCGCCTGCGTATAGGCTCTGCAACGGCGCAAGTTGCGCCGTCCGGTTGGCCTGGTAACGATTGAAGGCGTTTGTATATTCTTGCGATCCAAGGTTCTGGCCGTACTCGGTAGCGCCCTTAATGTTTGCGCCAGACATGCCCATGCCCTTGGCGGCGGCACTGGCGTTCAGCGCCCGCATACCCTGCTCAAGACGAAACTGGTAGCCTGGGTCAGTCGTGAAGTCCGACATGCCGAAGTCGCGCGCATACTTGCCGTACCCTTGCGCGTTCTGATCGCCGCCAATACCCAGCAACGTCATAAGCTGGTTCTGCGCCGTCGTGCCACCTTCACGGTAGGGCGCAAGGTCCGCCCGGCCAATGTCGAACATCTCACGCTGGGCGGCGATGCTTTTGTCCGTCATCTCCCGCTGCGCGGCGGCGCTTTGAGCCGCTGCGTCGCGTTGCGCGTCAGCGGCGTTGCTGGCCCCAAACAGACTTGCGCCAGCGCCAAGGACGCTAGACCCTGCAATAGCGGAAATCGGATCAGGCATGGGAGAACTCCGCGCAATAGTCTGTGTATTTCTCACCGTACAATGCCATAACTGCACCCGACTTGGCTAGGGCCGCGTCGTATCCATGACATAGCATGACCACGGCCAGAACAACATCATAGTAGGACGCCCGCCACATAAACGACTTGGCGTCTGCTTTACCGGCGCGTTCCGCTTCGTCTGACGCCGCCCACTTCAGAAACGCCGTTGCCATCACAGGCAGCAGGCTGGCCGAGTTGGCGGCGAAGAATGGATTGGACGGCATCTGCACCAGACAGGACCAGATCGCGCGGCGCATATCGTCGCCCGTCACCGGATCGCCGTCCACCACGTCATCAAACACTTGGATAGCGTCCCACAGGTCCAGAAGCCAAACGCGGGCGTGCGGAGGCAACTCCAAAACGGTTGCAAGGTAGTCCGAGATCGTCTGCTTGTGCGACACCCGCGCCCCCTACGACAGTTGCTTGATGAAGGACGGCAGCACCTCGGTCTGCGCCCGCACCATCTCGTTGCGGAAGCTCTCAGTCGCCGCAGCGCCCTGCCGCGCTTCCTTGGCAACCTCGATCTGGAGCATGGGCATGGCCGAGATGGCGCACATCCACTCGTCAATCTCCGCGCCGGTCTGCGGGTGCGTCCCACGCAACTGCGTGAACCAAGCGCACTGGAGCTGGACGCACTCCTTCTTGATCAGCGGGCAGAATGAGCCGTTCTTGAGTTGCATCGTCAGTCCTTGGTCGCGATAATGACATCAACGTACTGGACGGCGAAGTCCATCGCCGTGCCGCTACCGGCACTTTGAATTGAAATTCCAGTTGTTGCAGATTGAGTATTTGTTGCTGACAGATTCGCAACAGTTGCCGAATAGTAAGTTACTCCAGCACCACTTAAGCCTTTTTCGGTTAGGCCGTGCAAATGTCCTGGGTCTGTCACTCCATGTGTGTGTGCGGGCATATTGGCGGTTGTTATTGTCCGTGACGTAAACACGGATGTAAAAGCCGTTGTGCCGCCGCTGCTGGCCGCGCCCGACACTACGCGCAGAGCCTTGTTGTCGTGCGTGGTGGACTTGGTCCAACCCGTAGGCGCGGATGTTTGCGCAAATAGCATTGCTGTGCCAGTAGGCAAGTACGCCCATGCGCCTTTGTAAACGCCAGGACTGGCAATTTCCAACGCGGCGGATGGCGCAGCCGTGCCAATGCCAACTTGGCCCGTGGCGTCGACGATGAATGGCGTAGCGTCTGGATTGGCCGAATCTTGCACTCTGAGCGCCGGACCCGACCCCGTCTGTGTAATTAGAAGCGCGGGAGTAGGCGTGTCGGAGTTAATGGTAACGTTGCCGGACAACACGGGAGACACGGCAGAAGTAGGGGCTGAAATGTTGTCTACCGTCCAAATCAACGCGTCGTCGGCGTCCTTTAGGATAAACTTGTATATGGCCCCGCCCAACCAGACGTTAGCTTCTCCACGCGAATCCAAAATAATAGGGTTAGTGTTAGGAGTAGAAGCCGATGAATCCGTATATGTTGCCTGCAACGTAGTGGTGCCAGCGATGTAAGTGTACAACTTACCACCTACCAACGGTTGACCAGCGGCGTCTGCAAAGGCCATTTTGGCAGAGGGGGAAAGAACGGCCATTATTCACCTATATTTGAAGCTACGGTCAAGATAACCGATGGGATGGCCGGTACAGGCGCAGACGCCGCTATGCGGGCTATTTGAACGTTTGTGTTGGAAGTAGACCACATTAACCGGAAATAGTCACCTGCGCTCATGCGGATAAAAAAATTCCACGCCGCAACGTAAGCGTTACTAGAACCAAACATGGTCAATTTGGTGGCGCTTTCAGGTATAGACGTTCCGTTCACGTCCGCCCAAATGTACACGTCTTTAACCGCGGCGTCGGTGCTCACCAGTTGCAACGAAAATTGGATGTTGTAGGAGCCCGTGCGGTCCACATATACCCGCGATGTTGGCGTCCCCAAGCTGACCCCTTGCGCCAAACTCGTATTGTTAAGCGTAATAGCGTAGGCCGTGTTAATGGCGGCGGCGGTCTGCGTGGTGGTGTCGTAAAACGCCCCGCTGCGAAGCGATCCGCTGCCAAGAATGGCGTAAAGATTATAGAAATATCGATACCACCCGCGCGTGACGTAGTTCGTCATCGTGTCCCAAATGGCAACGCGGGGGGCCGGTATCTGCGTGATATTATCAAGCATTGGTGGGGCTCACGATCAGTTCCGCACCCATGATGGCGATCTTCACCGGATCGGTTCCCGAAATCTCGTACACGCGGTCGCGAAGCTTCATGGTCATGCCAAGCCTGCGCCACAGGACGCGCCGCCCGGTTTCGCCAATTTTACCCATTGACCGCCAATGTTCGCTAGACCAAGTGTGACCGCCATCATCCGACCATCTTAACATGACCTGTGGATCAGAACCCTGTACAATACTTGCGTCGATAATTTCTTCAGATTCGCCGCTTATGGATTCAGCTGATATTGCGTTGGACGAAACGCCGTTGGAATAGAGAATAACGGCGTCAGAAGAATTGTCCAGACCTACGCCAGCTTCGCAATCAAGTTGTAAACTGTGCTGCGTGGTGCGTTTTAGGTTATTGGTGCCGGTAGGTAACGCCCGCCATGAACGCAACCATTTTTGAATTGTGCCTGCTTCGGTATAAACATTTGGATCATAAGCGTAAATTTGACCTGTCAAATAATCGCCAATGACAATCTGGCCGTTAAACGCCATCTGGCAGTTGCCGCGGTGCCGCGTAAACGCATTGTTAGTCCAACCAGCACGTTGATGCCATGCTTGCGTTGCTACATCGTAGACCCAAGTGATGTTGGCACTGGGAAAGTTCAGCACATAGAACGAATGGCCGTCCTGCTGGTAAGTGTACGCTACCGCGTCCGTGATGTCGGCGTACTGCTGGATCTGCCATTCAACGGAGTGCGTCGAGATGCGGGTGCCAGCGTAGCCGTTGGAACGGTACACCATACCGCGCCCGCGAGCATCTGAACTGAGCCAGAACACGCCGTTATCAAGTTTGGCGACGGAAAAAGGCGCAGCGCAGCCGATTTCGATAAACGCGCCTTGAATGCGCGCAAGAGGGAAGTCTGGCAGACCAGCGTCGTACCAAACTTCAATGGATGATTGCCCAAACAGCCAAATTTCGCGGTGATCCACAATCAAGGACACCAGATTGTCGGGCGAGCCTTCGGCGCTGGCAAAGTCAAGCGGATCGACGGACGTGCCATCGTACAGCGACGTGACCCAAAACTTTTGGCTGTTGGGTTGGTTGTAAACGAAGTATCCGTCGATGAACCCGACCGTCACTGCGCCCGCAAAATCAACGTCCGTAATCTGCGCGAACACGTCCGTGCCTGCGTTGTAAATGTATCCATTAGCGCCCGCAGCAATAAACATCTGGGTGCCGTTGTCCACCATCGACACTTGATTGGTCCCGGCCACGGTGCCTTTGGATACGACATTAAAATTGCTGTCGATTTGGTAAAGCGACGTACCCGACACGGCATAACCGTAATTGCCAAACTGCCACAAACCGCGCACCGGACCTGAGCCCATTGTTGCAAGGTAGTTTAGACCTGGCGCACGTTGAAGGAACGCGGGTTCTTTTCCAGCTTCCGGCACAACCTCGGGAAACATGTTGATCATGCGGTTGTCCGCAGCGTTGACGCTGCGGGTTACATACGCGGAGCCAAGGATCGGGCTCTTCATCAGAAGTTACCTGCAAAAATATTAAAGCGTTGACGAGTGCTGACGATGGCGTAGGGGATCGACATGATGTCGTCGGGGTTGTTAATGCGCTTCAGATTGCGCTTGGACGCCATGGCTAGGCGGCTGACCGTACCAGACGGCTCCACGCCAAACTCAGGGGCCAGTTCGCAAGCCAGATTGTACCGGAACGCCCGCATGTAGCCGGGCGGGAAGTACAGCGGCGTCGCAATGGTGGCAGGCTGGGTCAGTTGCGCCGCCGATATGAAATGCCATTCCAGCACCTTGGTAGGCACCGGGTAGACGTGCATGTCGATGTTGGGGTAGTTGGTGTTGATCCACATTACCTGTGGAAAAGTGCTGGTCACGTTTTTGACCGCGATGCCATCGTACTGCTGCTGGTTGATCAGCTTGATGCCGTAGGAAATGCCGGTCGAGGCGTCCACGAAATAAGTTGCGTCGTCCATGAGAACGGGGCGGTCGCCAACGAAATCGCCAGAAGGGCCAAGGGTGCGGCTTATGAAGCCAGGCAACCACGAAAACACCTGCTCTTGCGTCGTAAACGTCGAAAGCTTTTCCGTGCCCCAAGAGTCGATCATCTGATTGAGCGCGAACAGCGCGTCTTGCGACGTAGCCGCAGATGGCGTTTCGCCTTCGGCCAGAACGCCCAGAAGGCGAAGGGCTCCGTTAATTTGATCCCCGGCTGTCGTCATAGCTGGTCATTCCCTCATTCAGCGGCCTGCGACCGCGTCGCCGGGGCGCAAGTTCATTCACCGGCTCTGACGTGTCAGAGGGCGGGGCTTCGCCGGGAGTATAGCGTTTCCAGCCGCTCTCTTCATCATAAATCGCTTCGGCTTCCATAGTGGCAACTTTGGTGCCGTGGACCGGGTGGCGCATATAGATCATGGGTATACCTGTTGGAAAGACGCCCCGCCTTGCGACGGGGCGTCAGGATGTTAGCCGATGCGGTAGAGCGTCCAGGTCGCGTCGCCGGTTTTGCGAGCGCGGAACAGAGACGAACTAGACACCGCAACGCCCATCGCACCGACAAGGGTCCAGCCCGTAGCGGTAGCAAGCGAACCAATGTTGGCGCTGCTCAGATTGATGACCGAAAAGTCAAACGAGCTGTTTGGCTTTGCGTTCGTGAACAGAGCGTCCATAAGCGCGCAGGTAGGCAAAGTGTAGTTAAGGGCCGAGCCGGGGGTGGTCGAGATGATACCCGT